CCGATGAGCCATTACCCAAGGTGAACTGATCCTTCCAGCCTTCTTTGAAGGTGTCCGGATATTCCCGGATTGATGTTCCGACCACACCGTTATCGACATGAATTTCATAGATTCTATTGGGACGACCATAAGCCTTATACCGTCTGGGAGCAACACTGACATCCCCAAGTCCGGTCTTTTGACGGATCGTTTCAACCGTCCAATAATCCGAGTCCATGATAGTCGACCTGGCTCGGCTTACTTGGATGCTCATTTGTGGTGCAGCTTTATTGGCCGGTGTCTGCTGATCACTCTTTAGCTTTTCTTCCATCAAGGAGTTCACGCTTCTCACAGCGCCACCTCCTCTTTAATGATCATCCTGACCTTGCCTTCAAAAAGGCTTTTATCCTTGTTGCCGTGGGCAAAATTTATACGTTTCCAGGCAATTATATCTTCAGCATACACAAGGTACTTCTTGTCAAGAAAGATCAGCACCAGCGGTGTTCCCTGATCAATCAAGCTGTTTAGTTTTTCAGCCTGACCGAAGGTGGACACGATGGTGCCTTCCATACTTTTAAGAGCGCTGCCGACAATCTGAACGTGATAGCTCCCGTCCAAAAGTCGATTCACTTGCCGGTTCGAGGAATACTCTATCGGGGAGATTTCCTTAAGAATCCTCGACAAGACTTCTCCTGTGGATGTTTCCAGTCGTATCATCAGATTCTCGCCTCCCTTCTAAACTGATCCATAATGATTTCAACAACACCAGTGAGTTCTTTTTTGCTGTTTATTCCACGGACCTCGATGACACCGGTATGCTCAACAATGGATTTTGTAGCACTGGCTAGGCTGGACCCGCTACCTTTCATGTTGAAATTTGTATCTACGTTAAAGTCGGTGGGGATTGATGTTTGCATATCTCTTGAGACCTTGGTCATGATCTGGTCAAAGCCGATCCCAATACCTGCGCCCATATTCTCACCAATTCCTGCAAATACAGTGGAAGGTGAATGAATACCGAGCAGGTCTTTTGCCCCATCAACAATGCCGGAAAAGAAGCCACTGACTTTATCACTGATCCAAGTGCCCATGGATTTGATACCATCCCAGAGGCCGGTAACGATGTTCTTGCCAATCTCAAATACAGCTCCTACAGCTTTACCCAGCCCAAGAACTAGAGCTGAGATGATTTGGGGTAAGGAATCAACCAGCTGTGGTATGGCTTTAATGAGTCCTGCCGCAAGTTGAACGGTAAGCTGTATACCCATGGAAATGATGGCGGGTAGGTTATTGGTGATGAAATTGATGATGCTCGTAATAATTTGAGGCAGTGCAGCAATCAGCTCTGGCAGAGCGTTCAGTAATCCTTCTGCCAAGCCCTTGATAATTGCAAAGGCAGCCTCGAGAATTTTATCCATGTTATCGAGCAGCACCTGAACAATCAGGAGAATTGCCTCAACGATGGAAGGGATCAGTTCCGGCAGAGCCTCTGCAATACCCAGAGCCAGAGTGACGATCATCTGAATCGCGGCTTCAATGATGGCAGGCAGATTGTCGATGATGCCTTGTACCAGCGTAAGGACAAGCTGCAGAGCGCCTTCTGTGATAGCGGGCAGAGCTTCAATTAAACCTTGAAGCAGCGTCATGACGATAGAAGAAGCACAATCAACGATCGTCGGCAGGTTCTCAACGATTGAGCTTACGATGGCCATGACGATGTCCATACCAACTTGAATGATCCTTGGGAGGTTCTCCATAATCATGTCCACTAGACCGCCCACGGTATTTCCAATAACCTCGCTTATTTTGTCAAAGTCATCGCCTGCTTCAACAAGTCCGGAGGTGAAGTCTCCGAGCAAAGAAACTCCGTCGTCGGCCAGGGTTTGAAGCTGTGGCAGAAGTACGGTCCCCATCACACGCTGTGCGGCTTCCGATCCTTGCTTCAGCCTCTGAACAGAATCATCAAACGCACCGAGCTTTCCGATGCTTTCCTCGCTTAAAACTGCGCCCATCCGCTTTGCTTCCTCGGTTAGTGCGGCGATGCCAGCGCTACCTTGAGCAATCAGAGGATTTAGCTCCTGCGCACTCTTGCCAAAAATCTGCATAGCAAGAGCGTCTCGTTCGGTCTCATTTGAGATTTTCCCAAGAGCATCGATGGTTTCCCAATATACCGTCTCGCTGTCCCTGAGCTGGCCACTTGAATCTGCAACGGAGATGCCCAGCTTTGCATATGCATCAGCGAATTTTGCCGAGCCATCTCTGGCATTCGACATTGATTTTACCTGCTTAGCCATAGACCCGGTTAAGGTCTCCATCGAAACGTCCACAAGATCAGCGGCGTAGCTGTAGGCTTGAAGGCTCTCCACTGACATACCGGTGACGGTGGATTGTGTCAGCATTTCGTCTGCATAAGCGGCTGCTTCTACCGTCATGTCGACGAGAGCTTTGCCCGCCCCAATTGCAGCAGTGCCGATAGCGGCGAAGGCAACGCCCATAGCTGCCCCGACACCCTTGACGACGGAGCCCAGCTTTTCAAATTTACTTCCTGCTGAATCCGCATCTTTGCCAGTTTTATCAAGCTCATCGCCAAACTGGTCCACTTGTTTTTCAGCTGCGTTAAACTCGTCGGCGACGCTATCCAGAGCTTTTTCATTGCCCTTTAGCTCACGCTCCATACCATTGAGTTCAGCTTGGGCGTTATTGAGTTGGACCACCCAAGCTTGAGTTCGGCGGTCATTTTCACCAAACGAGGAGGATGCATTCTCAAGTGCTTTACGCAGGGTTTCGATTTTGTCCTTTTGAGCATCGATCTGCTTAGTGAGCACCTCATTCTTGGAGGTGAGGGACTGGACGCTATTTTCGTTTTTGCCGAACTCAGACTCGACCAGTTTCATCTCGGAGCCGAGCACCTTGAACGACTGATTGATGTCAGAGAGGGCTCTTTTGAATTCTTTCTCGCCCTCAACGCCTATTTTTAAGCCAAAGTTATCCGCCATGTTCCCATCACCTCCTTAGATTCCGTTTGGTATGATTTCATCGATGTAATACTCACGGACTGCCTTTGCGAGTCCGTTGAACTGCTTGTATACTTCCCACTGGTCAAGTAAATGCCCGATAGGCATCAGCCAAACTTCCGGCTCAGACCGATGAAGGAGGGATACGCCATAAAAAATCAGTCGGGCAAACAACTCATCATCGCTTACCCGACCTGTGCGTTTTTTGAGGGTTCATCCTCACTTTCAACATGGCGCTTCGTTCCTTTATACATGGCGTCCATGATGGCGTTTTTATACTCCGCGAGCTCGAAGGGAGAGGTGAGAAGCTCAACGGTTTCCTCAGTAAGCAGATCCCGTTTCTTCGATGGATTCTGCAAGTTGTGGACCAGTACCGATTGATTGGCCAGCAGGGTGATAAGCCAAACCACCTCGTCCAGCGCCATTTCAAAGTTCTCCGTTTTCAAATTAGAAAGACCGCCATATCGTTTGGCGATCTCCTTAGTTGCTTTGGTCGTCAGGAGCATTTCATATTCCTGGCCGCCAATTGATATTCCTGAACTTCTTTCATTATCCATTTGCTATCCCTCCGTTAAGGCGTGACGGTGAAAATAGGCTCATAAACCTGCGTGTACCAGCCGGTGATAACGGATGCCGGAACGCTCGCGTCGTCCTCGTTGACTTCCGATTTCCACGGATGCTTGCCGTTGCCATCAAGCTTATTTCTTCGCACCACAGTTCCTTCGATAGTCGGAGTGGAAAAGGTGATGCTGTCGCCCTTGGTGGCGAGGTTGGTAGCCGGGATGCCGAATACCACACGATAAAGCCAGAAGTATCGATATTTACCGTTTGACTTCTTGGCCCTGAAGCCAACAGCCACAGGGGAACCACCATCCTCACTGCCAGACACGACGACGTTATTATCGTCAAGCGTTGCTCCTGTAAGGTCCTCAGCCGCCGTCACCCCGATATCGTCAATACCAAGGGAAAGGGTTCCGCTCTTGAATTCCTTCACGATTTCAGCAGGCCCATCATCGGCATACAGCGTTGCTTCAGCAAGCTCTACGGACAAATCCGCCTTCATGGCTTTTGCAAGCGGGATGGGCGTGCCGTAGGTTTCATTGCCACTCAAGTCCTCTGTGATTTTGGCGTAATAAAGTTTATCTAATCCGATAGTCGCCATTTGTTAATCCTCCAATTCGTAGTTTTTCGCCACATCAATGGCGTAATGGTGATAGCCGGTATCATTCTCATGACCGATGTACCGGCGGTCGGTTATAATGAAATCCGCATCTAAGAGGATACGGACAATTTGGTTTTTGAGAGCTGT